GCCGTTAGAAGATATTTTGATACTAAAAAAGAGTTTGATGAAGCTGTAAAAATATCTAAAGCAAATAAAGGTGGTGGCGCAAGAGACATGAGTGAGAGAATAAGTAAACCCACTAACTCTGAAATAGAAATATCTGAAAAAGTATATGGAGATAAATATAATAAAAAAGGTGTTGAACTTTGGAAGTCTTTAGGAATGAGAGAAAGAAATGGTATTCGACAAGGAACAACCACTGGCGGAAAAAAAGGTCCAGAAGGTCTTGGGGTTAATGAGGAAGGTAAAAAAATTTCTACTATAAAAAGAGAAAAAGCTTTAAAACTAAATGCTCCTCTTTTTCAAAAAGGAACAAAAGATTTTCAATTTCACCATATTATGAATATTGGAGGTGAGATTCCTTTAGACACCAATGATATTGCAGTTATTTCTGGAAAAATGAATAGAACTCTTGCTCCTTATAATAAAAAATTAAATAATATAGCAGATGAGATTTCTGATTTAATTAATGCTCAATCTGATGGTTACTTAAAAAAAATAGAAACTTTAAATAATCAAGCAGAGGGAAT